TAATGATTACCACCATAGCCGCCACAAGCGACAGCTTGAACATCACATGGAAAATCTGACGGGCGGCACACCTCCCGTCAGACCGTTACCCTGTGTAGTCCCTTGTAAACTGTACTTTGATTTAGTACACACCAATAAGTTTGTCATACTATCGTATATTTCGTATAGATAAAAAACCGTATCTTTGCCGACTGCTGCGCCAGCTACCTTGAAATATGCGGTGGTGCCTTCAGCCGCATCAAAAACAGAGATAGGGGACAATATAGGTTTTGCCAAGACATTCACCTCCTATAAAAATAAAAGGCCACACTTGCAGGGTTATCCGTCACTGGCGGAACTACCTGCATTATGCGGCTTAAAGTTTACGAAGAATCAGTGTGTTGTAATTGTTCTGAACGGCAGTTATCGCAACACGTTCTCCAACCGTAAAGAATAGACTGGATTTAATAGAATACTCTTGTCCGGCCGAGGTTACGATGTATTTTCCGTTGTTAGTACCAGTTACAACTCCAAAGAAGGTTTTATCAAACGACGCATCTTCTACGACACGTTTAGCGGCTTCACAAATCATCTTTGCCAGCTCGCTGACAGCTTTTCTCGAATCAGTCATTCAATACACCTCCTTATCGTTTGCTGAATTCTTGATAAATTGCATTGGGCAGACCCTGAACGATTTCACGAGCCAGACCATCGGCATCACCAATTGGTTTCTGGACATAAATATCACCGATACTAATAGACGGCTTAGAATCGTGACTCTGAATGGTTGCAGTCAGACCGCCGTTTTTAGCAAGCTGCTTTTGGAACCATGCGTCAGGATTGCCGCCCAAATCAAAGAGCTTAGATGTAATATCCGCAGGAACAACACCGTCACCAGTCTCAAGATAGGTGTACCGCCCAGCTTCAGGCTGACGAACGATAAGTTCGGGACCCTTCTCATCAACATTATAAGTACCAGACTTACCAATGCTACGAGAACCGGCAACTTTCTTACCGGTAATTTTATCGGCTTTGTCTTTGATCCAATTCTTTGCGGAATCAATCTTCTCAGAGACGGCCTCCTTAACATTGCTGTAAGTTTCTTTTACTTTATCAACAATCTTTTCAGCGGTCTCTTTCAGGTGAGTGACTGCGTCCTTTACATTGGACGCAACTTCCTTGCCCTTGGCATATGCATCCTTGGCCGCCGACACAATCTCTTGAGCTGCTTCCTTCGGATGAGTGACTGCCCAAGTGACTTTCTTACCGGTCTTAACTGCACTTTCGACTGCCGAAGCAATCAGCTCGGTCGGATGAGTAAGCAAATGCAGTGCCTTTTGAACCATGTTTGGGTCACTGGAACTATTGTATTTCGTCAGCTTGTCCACAGTAGAGCCAAGAGAGTGCTTGTTCAGCCATGCACCAAACTTGCTATTGGAGAACTTCTCGAAGAGATCCTTGATAGTCTTACTGATCTTATTGAAATTGAACGATGCAGTGGGCCCAACATTGGCATCCATTGTATTACCATAATAGCCACCAGAAGAACCAGAAGCCGAAGTGGTCTGCATAGTGTTGGTAACAGTCCCGATTTTATCTGCCAAAACCTTATTAACAGAATCGGTGTCGGAATTGTAATTGGACGAGATCTTATCAAAGAGAGTGTGGAGCTTCTCGGATACATCTTTCGGCATATCAGGAGACAGGGAATAGAGGTTGTCCCATCCATTCTCGTAAATATATCCCATGCGCTGGAACATATTCGCACACAATTCTTTGATTTGGTCATTCGTCAGGTCTTTGTTGCCCATGGCAGCGTCCATCGTATTAGTGATCATGCTACCCATCCGGTCAAAGATGGTGCCGCTAATACTGTTGATCTGCTCTTCGGATAGACCTGCATCTCCTGCCAACTCTTTCCATGCGGCTTCAAACTTAGAGCGAAGTCTCTTCATCTGACTATTTGCAATATCCTTTGTGATGGAGAGTATATCACCCTTTGTGTTCGCGCTTTTAAGCCTATCCAAGGACATACTACCGAACATAAAATCCGAAAGTTTTTGGAAGCCGGGTGTTTTTTTCAGTAGTTTGACAAGCTAGCCATTCGGATCTTTGCCGATTTCCATCAGATTCTCGGTGGTTTTGGCAGGGATAACGCCGTCACCTTTTTCAAGATAGGTCATCCGTCCCTTTGCGGGATTGCGGACGATAATCTCTTCGCCCTCTTCGTCAACATTGTACGGAGCTGCTTGGTCGATATGCTTGTCACCCTTGGCGCGACCCTAGTTCCACGGCCAGATTTTCCAAGAGCCAATGCCTTTCTTCTTGGAGCCGCTGTCGCTTGAACTCTTACCCCAGTTCCACGGCATAAGTTTGCTAATAAATGTACCGACGCCCTTTACCGCCTTAGTGATTGCTGACCCAATACCCTTGACGACATTAACAATTCCGGAGCCGATTCTTTTAATACCGGTTCCAAAGCTGCCTCCGCCAATTGCACTGACAGCAAGAGTGCCACCGAGCAAGATGGGGCCAATAACAGGAATTTTGCCGATAACAGTTTTTACAATTGTAGCTACTCCACCACTGCCAAGAACAGTGCCCGTGACAGTTTTTCCAATACCAGTGAAAACGCTGGTGATGCCGGAGAACAACTTACTGCCGCCAAGAGTAGTGCCAATATTGCCGAAGAGCGAGCCCAGTCCACCAAGCGCCTTCTGAGCAACAGAGAGAACGCCACTAAAGCCCTTCTGGAAGATAGAAGTCAAACCGCCACTGCCGGAGAATAGACCCTGTGCAGATCTGGCGGCTTCAACCTTAGTTCCTTCAAGTGCTTCAATCAAGCCCTTGTCGATACTACTGGCATGGGAAGCGATTGCATTACCGCCATTTCCGATCCCTAAGAAACTCTTGAACCCGTCAGCGAGCCGACCCCAGAATCCTTTACCGGAACTCTTGTCGGAGAACGTACCAATGGCACGCTGCAGTCGATTGAGCAGGCCGGTGATACCGCCATCCTGTGTAGAACCATTAAGCTTACCAAGAACATTGCCAAGCTTGGTCAGGGTATCAATGAGAGTTTCGAGTCTAGTGACGATATTAGAGACGTTCGTTGCGGCCTGAATCGCCTTCATATTGGAGATGACAGCGCTCGCAAAGACATCATTATGAGAGACCATCTCATCGTAGGTCATTGCCTCGAACTGCGCCGTATAGGCCAGCTTCTTCTGGTAGTCATCCCAACTGGTGCCGATCAGATTGATATTCTTTTGGATCTCTTCTTTGAGCTTTGTCAGCTTATCGATTTCATCTTGCTTACGATTCTCGCGGATTTTATCATTGAGATTGTTTCGGGCTTCACGGACAGCGCTTTCATCGGCCTGCCACTCGTAACCATTCGACGTGTAGACGCGGGCGGTCTTTTGTGTTTCGGCCTTTTCAAGCTCGGCCTGAAGTTTTGCCAGTTCAATGGCGCGTTCTTGGGCGTCATTCTCTTCGTTGAGATCATCAATACGCTTGTCAATAACGTCGATCCATGCATCGCCCTGAATCTTCAAGTCGTTGGATTTTTTATCGTTGGCGTTGTTTACGAGATCAAGCAGGGAAGAGAAGAGGTCTTTGAGGTTAGAGAAGATTGTCTGAAGCTTTTCTGCCTCAGTACCCATACCCTTCATGTGGTTGGTTACATCCCAAGTCCCATCGGCTACTTTCTGAAGAATCTCAGCGTAGCGTTTGCCGATTTCTGTTCCCTCGTAATCAGCAGCAAGTTTTCGTAACTGCTCAACGTAAAGAGCACGAAAAGCCTCTTTATTAAAAACAAGCTTATCTCCCTGAAGATCTAGACAAGCAGTGTACTTTACATCAAGACTCATCAACTTCTGAATACTGTCTTGACTTAAATCACCATAAGCATTATACTCATCTACAATATCGGATAGATCATTAAAAGCACCCTGGAAATTATCCATCCGATTATTGATGTTTTCCAGAGTGGAACCTATACCATTGATATATTCTTCGATACTGATAACATTATTTTTAATCTTATCTTCAGCATCTCTAAAGCCTTGAGCGAGGTATTTACCGGCCATACCACCGGTCTCTTCACAAGCAGTAGCCATACCATCAAGCTTTTCGAGGAACATCTGCTTAAAGGTATCGCTGTTATAATCGATTTCACCACTCTCTGGATTTAGTGCTCCAGCAAATCGCTCGTCTGTAAATAGGTCTGTGTTATCGTACAAGTCCCGAATTGCCTGATACTTTTTGTCCACATCATCCGCATCAAGAGCACCAAAAGGATTTTCAATCTTATTCTTACTGGCCTCTGACAACCCAGAAAATGCGGATTTTATAGCGTCTGTCTTTTCCTTGGCTTCGTCCATCGCAGTGCCGTAGCCCTTGATGGCGTCAGTAAGTTGCTCAAAGGAGATGGTGTCTCCCTTTACATTTTCATCAACATACTGAAGGATACGCTTTAGTTCCGCAGCACTCTTTCCAGACTCATCAGCAGCATTAGCCTGAGCAATCTGAGCAAACATCAAATTCTTAAACTCAGTCGTGTTGATAGACATCTTCCCATTCTGCTCTGTAAGTAGGGAAGTATAGTCGTCTTCAAGACCAAGTAAATCATTTAATGTACTAATGCAAAGATTGCCATACTGATTATATTCTTCCATGGCAGTGGATAGAGTTTTCCATGCACTGACCGCATCGGTCATCTTATCCTCGCTACCAGAAGATTTTTTGCTATTTTTATCTTTCGGGTTCCTAAACTGATTCTCAGCACTTTGAGCATTAGTCTTGTCCAACAAGTCCATCATGGCACTATAAGTGTTGATAATTCGTTGTTGCGCCTGAACTTGAGTTGCAAGAGCATCGCCACTCAAGCCACCCTCATCAATAAGACGCTGACCCTCCGCATAAAGCAGAGATTTCATATCTTTGACTTCTTGTTGTGCTTGAGATAAGAACTTACTTGCATTTGCATAAGTGTTCGTGTTTGCATTCAGAGATTCAATAGCTTGAGCATACAAGGCAGCTTTTGCCATCTCGTAGTACGCATCAGCCATCGTATTGATGTTCTCTGTATTGATTGCAAGCTGACCACTTTCATCAACTAGACAGTCATAATACTCTGGGCCAAGGTTAATGAGATCAGTAAGAGTGCTAACGGTTAAATAACCATTTTTATTGTACTCATCAACAACATCACTTAGCGTACTATAAGCAGATTGAATCTTATCAAGACCATCAGTTGCTTCTTTGAGTTGATCTGCGGCGGCAGATGCGGATTCCGACAATCCATCTACTTTAGAAGCGGAGGACGAAGATACAATTCCAAGCTGGACAAGCACATCAACAAAAGCCTGTGCGTCAGAAGTATTATCCTCAAATCCGAGATTCAGCATTACGTCTTTCAGCTGGTTTAACGCATCTGCGTATATGCCGCCTAATTTCTTATCACCACTCAGGAAACTCACAAGGTTGCCAGACGTAATACCGCCGTAAGCACCTTTCAGTCCTTCGAGTGCATCAGTCACAGCCTTGATATCTTCCTCTGAACGCTTAGAAGACGTAGAGGATAGTTTTTGCGCCGCAATAACTTCCTTTAATGTGTCGGAAGAACTACGATATGCGTTTGCTTGGTCTTCAATGGCATTCTTCTCGGACTTCAGCTGGTTGTATAGACTTGATGCTTTAAGAGTTGCAGAATCATAGTTACTACCCAGATAGTCCAGAGCACTACTCAACTTATCATAGTAAGCAAGAATAGAGTCTGCATCATTCGTGTCAAATCCACCAAAATTGAACACACCAGTGTTACTATCAAGAGAACCACCAAACTTGCCGCCAAGAGCATTTGCCATATCGGTATCAGAGGAATCACCGATAACATACTGACCGCTAGACTTTCCTTTTGCAGTTTGCTCAAGTAGTTTGCCTTGATCAGCCTTATTCTGCGTTAGCGTAGAAATTGAGAGTTCGTTCAGAAGGTCAATCTGTTCCTGGTACTTGCCATTCTCAAGGTCAAGCTTGCGGAGTTTTTCATCCATCTCAACAGACTGATTCTTTAGCAGATTAAGAATTTCTGCATTCAAATCTTTCGCCTGTGCAAAATCATCCGTATCCCATCCAGACTTATCTCCCAGTTCTTTATACTGAGAAATCAAGTCGGTCATAGAAGAGGAAAGCTCTTTAGACTTCTGTGCATTAGTCTCAATGGCAGTACGCCATTCGTTGAACTTTGTGATAATGGTATTAAGTGCAATACCAGCAATCATACTGACCGCAGCATTCAACGCAACAGTTGCAAGCCTCAGTGCAGTTGTCTTTGCAGTATTTAAGTCCAATACACCTTGCTCTTTTGTAAGCCATGTGATAAAATTTGTATTAGCAAGAGTTGCCTTATCAAGATTCCAACAATATTCTATATACCGGTCAAGAAGCCCACTCATGGATTTACGGACTTTATTTATGGCATCAAGAGAGCCAGAAGTAATTTTCGTGCCATCAGTAGAAAATAAAGTTAATATCTACTTTTGAGGAGAGATTATGGACAAGAAAATTTCTTACTGCCCTAGATGCGATAAATATGTAGAGCGATTTGTATGGTTTTGCCCGTTCTGCGGAGGTATGGTTCCAAAAGTATCTGTTTGGGAGAAATGGGACGACGCAAAACGTCAGGAGTTTTTTAAGGATTCTCCTCATTACGACCCTCCTAGACCAACCAACGACAAAGCAGAGTTGGAAAAAGCAGAAGCCTTTGATAAGCAAATTAAAGAAGAACTCGCTCAAGAAGCTGAACTTGCAAAGTATACACCTAAGTGCCCCGTCTGCGGTTGTCCTCATCTTGATAAGATAGGCGCTGGTTCCAAACTCATTGACGTGGCAATGTGGGGATTTGCTAGTAAGAAACCGGGAAAGCAGTTTAAATGCAAAGCATGTGGATATGAATTCTAAAGGAGAATAAAAATGCTTCAAAGAACAACAAACGGTGTCCCTCAGAAAGATTTTTGTCTTCATTCTCCTGCTAGTGCAGAATTCAACGGAAAGGAAGTTCGTGGACTAACAGCTTATTGGGATACTGGAAGCTCCGTATGTTGCATCGCAAGAGAAATTGCCAACAAACTTGGCTTACCCATCATGCCAACTCAACAAGAGGTTAAATCAATCACAAATTCTAAAATGGCTGACATTACAGTCTGCACATTGAAAATTGGCTATGGCGATGACATAATTCTTCCCAATATATTGTTTTGTGTTATGGACCCAGAAGATTTTGAATATGAACTTCTTATCGGTCAAGATGTTATAGGGTATGGAGAACTACACACTAAATACAATCCAGCAATGGAACGGATTAGACTTGAGTTTGAGATTGACCCTTCTGTGATTCCAGACCCTGAGATTTAAGTATAGCCTTCCATTGTGAAAAAATTCGTTTCCGTTCTTCCTGAGTAAACGGAGGCATCTTCCGTACTCTAACGGAAATAATGTTAAAATCGTTCATTTGAATACCTCCGATACAAAAGTGAAGCGTGTAACATTTTAGCAGTTGAAGATGATAGAACTTACTGGATTTCGTCACCTGACTGCTTAGAGTGATAAGGCTTTTAATATCTAACGAATACTTCGTCCATTTTATGTGGAAGATTTTCCATGATGGACTTCGCTAAGTTGTCTACACTACCAATAGGTTCTCGCTGTCCCTTGATATAGTCAAGAAGGGCAGTGAGTTCTTTTGCGTCAATTTCAATTTTCATAATATAAGAAATCCTTTCCCCAGCGAATTAAAAAATGAAGGTGTTTTGGATGTCCTTAGTAATGGCTATCGCTAATAAAGAAGGAATCATTGTGTCTGCGGACTGGCGACTCATACGTCATAGAACAGACAATCCGTTTATCGCTATGCCGTCCGACCATAGCCAGAAAGCGTATATTACAAAAACAAACCATGTCGTTGCGTTCACCGGCGATGCTAGACTTGACACAGGCGAATTTCTAAACGACGTTGTCCTTCATACACTTAAAATTACGTCAGCTCAAAAGATGCCTATCTAAGAAGAGCTTGGATTCTTGCTAAATGTGCTGGTGCAGAAAACAGGGAATAGCACTGTTTATTTAATCGAATGTGGCATCGAGAATGGCGAAAATGTGATACTTAGAGCAGATACAGGCCATAACAAAATTCAACCGAATACATTGGACGATATTGGTTATGCAGCTAGTGGTGAGCATAAACTTTATCAATCAAAACTCATCAAGCTTGGAGATAATATCCATACACTTAAACTACAAGAAATGGTTGAATTCCTTCAGGGTACAAACTACGAAATAGCCGAAATTGACAGTTTAGTAAGCCCCAAATGCGATATTATTACAGTTACTTCCGAAGGCGCACAACGTTTATATACACCTGAACGCTACGGGTGGATTGTCGATCCATGAAAAAAATTCACTGACAGAAGTGAATTGAACCAATTCTTCTTTTTGAGATTCGTAATTCCATACCTCAGCATAAGCAATCGTATCTGCGTTTAATGGAATGTTGGTTCTTGCCCATTCAGGATTAACTGTTCCAAACATAGACAAGTTCTCCTGATAAGGTTTTCTTTTCCCACATTGATAAGAAAGCAAGTGACTCACCTCCAACAAAAAAAACACATGATTAGGAAGCCCGGCGAACAATTCAAGTGTAAGAATTGCGGATACGAGTGGTGATAAAAAGAAAAGCCCTGCTATACAAAGTAGCAGGGTAGTGGGTCGTATTTAGATTTAGCGAAAAACGTATTTTGCCATTGCGGAATTTCTATCGCAATACAAAAACTCAAAACTCTTAACGCGACTCATTGGGATACAGAGGACAGAACCAGTATTTGCATTCTTTGCGGCATCATCCATATCCTTACCAGACTTTGATTTTGCAGAGCAATGATATGTTAATGTAATATACTCATCATCTGCTGTTTCTAGTTTTCCTAAAATATGAGATCCATCATCCATGTTTAGCATCATCAAATTACCATGAGAATCGATATGCCTAGTCCAAATATTGTCACTCGGCTCAACTCCAAGAATATTGACCATTATTTTTCTAGCCCAAACAGAGTTCTTGATTTTGTAAAATGCGGCAGCGGCAAGCAACCCTAAAAGAACGTATGCCAGCACGATAGGAAAATCAACTACAACAAAAGGAAGGATTCTATCTAAGTAATCAACCGTATACTTTAGTACAAAACCAACTGCGATACTTAAAATAAGATATCCCTGATATTCAATTTTCTTTAAAGACAGCTTCATATAAAACCAGACACAGATTGCGCCTGGAACAAATACATTAAACAGCGTATCAATGCTGTTGATTAGTTTTACTATTTCCGTCATCAGCGCCTCCATCTTTGTTTTTCAATCTATTATCACTATAATCTCTGAAATAAGCATTCAGCTGATTCTCTGTAGTTTCGTCTTTGCCGCCATGATACGTGTAGTCCGTAATAGAACGACCGCCAAAATTAGAAATTTCCATATTCGGCACATGTTTTTTATTGTTTTCCATGATTCAACACTCCTTTTGTAAGAGTGTATCATAGCTTGATACTAAAATCAACAACAAATAGTAATGCCCGGCCTCCCAGTAGTAGGGAAGTCGGGCTTGTTCATTATGATGGCTGCACAGCAGTTATTTCAGAAGTTCAGCGATTTCTTCAGCAGTCATGCCATTGGCCAAAGCATTTGCAACGAGTTCTTCGGCCTTCTTCTTGTTAGCTTCGACAGCGGCTTTCTTGTCAGCCTCATCCTTCTTTTCAGCAAGTTTAACTAACTCTTTATCCAGCTTTTTGATTTCAGCTTTCTTAGATTTCAGATCAGCCTTCAAAGAATCGATATTAGCCGCGATAGAAGTAACCTCTGCATTCAACGAATCTTTTGCGGACTGCTTTTCATCGATCAGTGCAGCATAATCGACAGAAGCCGTTGCAATCATGGTAACCTTGTTTTTGCTTCCTTTAGGTCTCGGCATGATAAATACCTCCGTAAAATGAATTTATACGATTATATTTTCATTATAGCCGCCACTGCGTCAGCTGTCAATATGAATCATGTCGAATTATATTTTTGAATATTTTTCTCTTGTTTATATCGCGCTAGAGAAAAGCGCGTCTCCTCGTTTCCACCTACTTCTTTAAGTCGTCTGGTTACGTCTGAGGTGGACTTCTGAACTTTCGTCCAGAACTGACTATCCTTCCAGTGGTTGCTCACTGACCCTTTTTAGTCGATGAACCTTCCACCCTCCTACATTATATAATAGGGGAGCGGATCGGCTGCTGACCGCCCATTGTAAACGCTACTTAACACTCGACTGTTACCATATTTTGACAATACGATAAAACCGAGCTTTTATCTCAGCATATAGCATCCATATCCTTGTTTCTATCTTTCGATTCCTACATTATATAAATATAACAATAGGCGATATGGCTCTTAGGGTTTCCCAGCACTCTAGGGGCTATTTTATTTTTACATGGTGCCGCATCCTATATTTTATACGCAACAAATATAAGAGGGCATATTAACTTTACCCGCACCATTTTTGAGCTTTCCGCTCATCTGCATTACAGACAACACGCCAGAGATGGCAGCTGTCAAAGTGGGTAATGCACCTGCAAATTTTACAGCACTATCTGCACCGTCAACAAAAACTGTGGCAAGGCTTATAAAGAACTTCGGAATATCTGACTTCATCAAGTCCGTACTAAACTTCTGGAATGCAGAATCAAGCTGATTAAGCTTCGCCTGCAAGGAATCCATATACGTCTGGTTCTCACGCATTGCGCTGCCGCTAGAATTAAGCGCCTGCTTCATAGCATCTTCAGCAACGTTAAAATTATTCAGCAGGGCAGATGTACTCTGACCTCCTCTCTTTCCAGAAATCAACTCAGTAATATTTGCCTGTGTTGTGTCAGACAGATCTTTCCAAACCTCAGAAAGTTCCTTCATAATCTGATAGGTTGATTTGAAGGTATTATCATCCTTCATAATATCAACACCAGCAAGTTGCTTCAACTCAGATCGAAGTTCGGATACAGAATCTGCCATCCCATCTGTTGCGATACCGGCATTCTCCGCATCTGTTTTTGAAGCACGAAGGTACATACTCAAAGTTTTTAGGTAAGTGCCACTCGTATCGGCGTCCTGAAGTACACCATTTACAGCAGCCGCCAAACTAAGCGTCTCCTGATATGTATTTCCGGCGGCAGACATCGCAGCGGAACTTTTCTGCATTATAATTCCAAGGTCGTTCATACTGACCGGTTCGGTATTAGCGATTTGATTCATGCAGTCCAGAAGACGTTCTGCATCATCAGCAACCAACCCAAAACCTTGCATTGCAGAAATCAGGTAAGAGGAAGCAGTCGTTGCGTTATCGATCTGGTCTCCAACATTCGCCATAAGTGCAGACACACGAGCAAGCTCTTCAGAGTCTTTATCCGTATATCCAAGTCGTTTCCAATCAGCAGTGCTATTTACAAGATCAGAAATATTAGCACCAAGCTCACGAGCGTTTATTGCAGTTCTATCGAGATATTCATTCATCTCGTCGCCAGTCATTTTACTGACCTTTTTAAGCTCTGTTACAGCCGTGTCCAGTTCCAGAACATTATTATAAACCTCTCGCAGACCTTGTTTAACCATAGCCACGCCAGCCATAGCGATGGCGGTCTGGAAATGCTCCTTAAACAGACGAGACAGTTTTTGACCAAGAGTTTCTGTGGTGGCCCCACATCTGCTGGCCTCAACCTCAAGGTTTGATAGTCTTGCACTAAGATCAGTAACATCGCCTTCACAACCAGCAGCAGAAGCTTTTATTCCGTTTAAACTATCAATTAGCCAAGAATATTTACTTTTATTTGCAATAGAGTCTTCTAACTTCGTTGCACGTTCATAAACACTCTTAAACTTCGTCATGTCAACATTGGCTTGATTTATATCTCTAAAATCAAATCCAAGTTCTTTTAAATGTTGACTTGTAGAATCAATAGTTGTATCAAGAGTCTTGCATTTTTTATCAAAGTCTTGAATTGCTTTCCCTGGTGTAGTGTTCTCAATAGAAGCAAGCTGATTTCGCAACTCTTTTAACTTTCCAGAAGTTTTTCCAGTTCCATCTTCTCCATATAAATATTTTTTGATATTATCATTTTTATAGTTGGAGTTATTCTTAGAATAGTTTTCAAGAGACTGAATCTTTTTTTGATATTTTTCATACTCGGATTCTTGAGATGTGAGAGTCTTTTTTAAATCATCTGCAATTTCTTGATTTTGTTTTTTTAGTTCTTTTGCAACCGAATCAGCACCTTTTGCAGTATTCCTGTCAGCATTGAATTTTCCGGTTTTTTCGATATCCTCAAGCTTTAACTTCTGAGATTCCGTAATTACATCTTTTGTTTTTGTCTTGAGTTTATCCATCTCATCGTTGATTACGCTCAATCTAGTCTGTACCGCTTTCAACTCAGATGATTTGTTTCCATTAGCAATTAACGATGCTTCATCCGCTTTTAACTTTGCTTGACGATTTGCAAGGCTGAAAAAGCGTGAAATATCACTTTTTGAAGTATCTTGTGTTTTTGTAGAACCAGACTTTCCGTTATCAACATTAACTGTCTGCTTTGCCGCAGATTGCATAGCTTTTTTAAGCTGTGCGGTTACTTTGCTCTGGTCAATCTTAACATCAAGTGTGACCTTTGGAGTTTTTAATTTTCCGCTCTTGACTACCTTATCAAGTGCATCATTTATATTACGGATAGTGTCGTTTTGATTTACTCCAAAAGCTATTTTTACTGGTTTTTCTTTATAATGCTCCTTGACAGAATTAAATTGCTTATCTAATTCTGTTTTGTTTGTGTCAATAACAACCTTGACCTTAATGGCTGTTACGGCAGAAGACTCTGTACCAGTATTTTCTTTTTCATCCATACTGTTGGTCACCTCTCTTTTCCATTTTCAACAATTCCTTTCAAAATAAAAAAGAGAAGCGGCCAGCTTCTTCAAGCCAGCCTCCTCTCATTCAAATTTTATTCCAAATAAATTCTCATAAAAGATGGCTTTTACAATCCATGTAAAGCCGTCTTAACAATCATTGCCGCCTCGACTTGCGCAGGAGCAATAAACGGACGTGCAGGGCGATATTCTTTCTGCCCACCAGACCGAAGATAATAACTCAGATCCATCCAAAGACCATTCTCAATCCAGTTCGCAAACATAGTTCCACCAACAGCCGCATTCTCACGTTCATCAAATAAAACATTCGCTCCACCATTCTCATTCCAAACAAGTGGAGAATTACCATGATGATATTCCCTATATAACAAAGTATCTGATGCTCTTTGAGAATCAAAATTCTTTCTGCCAAGAAAATAAGACGGTTGCGGTTTTGCGATGTCTTTCACAATCATCGTAACAGTGTTTCCATCACGAGTTACACTACTTACAATATTATTTGCATCTTCGATTCCGGCAGAACGGGCTGATTGTGACTGAATATTTTTCCTCGCACTTGCTTGAAGAACTGTTTCGATTTGCGGAGCTACGTCCTGCATAATCTGCCCCACACCATCTGCTACATCACTCAATAGGTCATCGAAGTTTGTATATGACTGTTTCATTCACTCCACCTCAAATTTCAAACCGATCCTTTGCGGATTGAATCTTTGTCGTATCCTTTTTGATCTTCAATGAATAGAACATCGTCACCCTTAATGCCAATAGCCTTAAAGATTTCATTCTGCTCTTCAGGGCGAAAACGCAGAACACCATTCTTGAACGCAGAACAAGTGCTGTTCATATACATGATCTCCTCCGGCGGAATAGGAATCACACAAGGCTCTTCCACACTACCGGGCTCGAAAGTATAGCCCTTACCGTTCAGTGACGAAATGGTAACCACGTTATCATCGCAGTTCAGAACGTCAATAAACTTCTTTTCCATCACGGAACTCATAATTTTGTCTCCTTTTCTATAAAAGCGGAGACCGCAAAGTCCCCGCTCAAATTTGTCTTTGGTAAAACTAAGGATTTATTACTTCTGCAGAACAATCTTAGCGACACGCTCAGGATGAGTGATGCAGTAGCCATAAGAGAAGTCCTTCAGCATCAGGTGAACCTTCTCGTTATTGTTGTCGTAATCCTCGTAAGTATGGGTTTCACCCTTCATATCAAGGTTACCCACAACACCTCCGATTCCGAAGATGCGGGCATCGGGTAGAAGCATAGAGCCATCACCCAGGCGCTTTGCAGAACTAATGCCAGTGACAGCAACACCATCGTAAGTCTTAACCAGACCATAACGGTTAAACTCGTCCTTAGAAGCATCAGACAGATACTGAGCATAACCAGTCATACGACGCATCTTTGCACAATACTTCTGCAGGCTGACGGTAAACGGATTTGCACCATCTGCATACTCATTCAGATACAGGGTCAGTGCGTCCATAGCCTCCATAGTGGGCTCCTTACCGGCAACAGTAATAAGCTGATCGCCACCAGTAATCATGTCATCAACCATGCCAAAAATGTCATAGAACATCTTATTCTTCAGAGTCTCGCTCATATAGGTGGTCAGTGTAGCAATGGACTTCCAACCATTCCGGCGAATCTCATTGAAAGAAATATCAGTTTCCACCTGAATGTTCTTCCAAGTAGGCTTAATAACCTCAAAGTGCAGGTAAGACTTCGGGACATTACCGCCCTTAGCGGCCTCATGCGCGACCAGTGTGTTCTTCACGTTGCGCTCTGCCTGATAATCATCATTCTCGCCAACGTTGCCACGAGTAAACATGGCATCCAGCAGCTCGTCGGGAGCATTGTAGGTGTCGTCGGTCACGGTACGATTCACAAACTGAGCAATCTCGCGGTCGGGGTCGCCTCTGTCAATCAGCTCGTTGATATGTGCCTCGCAAACCTCTGCAATCTCCTTGTCCTCGGCATCCATGGGCAGATTGTACTGAGTCTTCTCAGCAACACTATGGCCTTTACCAGCGCGACCTGTTAGTGAAACGGTAAAAAAACTATGATAATACAGGACGTCCGGCAGAAATACAATGTCCTGAGTGCAAATGCACTTGTGGAATTAGAATGAGATTGCTTGCAAGAGAGTCCGCCTTTTTACACGCATATTGTAGGTGATAGTATGACAGCACATATTCGAAAAGAAAAGAAAACAGCTCCATTAAAACTTGGTGAGGGAATGCTACTTCAGGACAAAGACGGCAAAATGTATAAGGTTTGCGACACAGTAGAATATGACGAGACGCATACAGACGATGAAGTTATAAAGGTTGCTTTATCTGAAGAAAATATGATTGTTGGATCGAACTTTTTTGATACATCGTTTGTGTTTACAGATTGAGGTGTAGATATGCACAAGACTGATAGTTTGAAGAATCCGGTAATCGTATTTCCATGTAAGAATTGCGGTTGCACAACTAAGATTCGAGTGGCTTCTTTTGAAAATCCTGATTTGGACATTCCTGAGAATAATGTGATTGCGTGCTATAGATGTAGAGCGGAAGTTGCTGGGTCTGAGTTTATTTCTTGGAAAGAAGCAACTAAAACTATTTTTACCGTGGAGGTGCCAGATGGCGATTAAAATTATTCAACATAAGCAGACTCAAAAAGAACTTGCATATCATTTTAAATGTGGTTGTGGTTGCGAATTTTGGTCTGATTCGGAAGGTGTTTTGGTTGCGAAGTCATTGAATGTGATTTTATTTTATCAAACACAATGCCCAGAATGCGGCAGTCGTGTAGAGAGCCACGATAAGCCAGTTTTGAGAGAAGAAATCTTTGGAGAATAAAGAATGGCTATACGAATTGAAGCTCATGGTAAAGAAAGAGCAAAAACAAAATACGCAGTAGAGTTTAAATGTTTTAGCTGCGGTTGTGAATTTTGGGTAGATGCAGATTCTCTTGGAGAGTTTAAAATCAAAGATTGTGATAAACTGAAATACGAGTGTCCAGAATGTAAATCGTGTTCTCATCCAGTTGACATTATGGAAAATAAGCGTATTTTCAGCAAGCACAAATGGGAACCAGTCTTCTGGCAATTTATTGAGTCTCCCGGATTTCGATATCTAAGGATTTCAAGAAAAGAAAATTAACGCATATACGTTATAAAAATAAACGTGAAATCGTGTAAAATGTATGTTTTAGAAAGAGGTGAGAAAAAATGGCTATTTGCAGTAAATGTCTACATAAAGAAGTATGCGCTTTTAGGAAGCAGCAAGGAGATTGTTGCACCGAATCTTGCGAAAACTTCCTCGGTTGGGTCAAGGTCTGTGATGAACGTCCGATTCCTTTAAAAGACAACGTTGTAATAAGCGATTATGGTCTGTCATTTATTGGATATTACGATTACAACAAAAGAGATCGAGAGCACTTTTGCGATGCAAACACCCTCGAAAAAATTTATGAATGTCCATCTTACTGGCTAAAAGGACTTGATTTACATGAGCAGGAAAAAATCGCTAACAAAGAATACGAGTGTAGGAAATCCAATATGGGACAAGTATGAGATTGTGGGAATCTCTTTTGACACATCAAATAATCCAAACAAGAAGTTCTTCAAGCCGGTTTACATAATGCCGGATGGAGATGTCGTAGCTTGCGATGGGACTCACGATTTCAATTATGATCCTAACAAAGAAATTCAAATTGTTCCAAAGGAATCTATCCCATTTTATGGCAAGCCAACAAAGCCTGCTGTTTATTGTGATGATGATGGCAACTGTGTGGATGTTGACGGTAATCCTCTCGGTATGAAATGGGACGACTTTATGGAGAAATAGTTCCGAATGGTAAATAAATAACGTATTATCGCTATAAAAATTAGAAAATAATACGGTAAAACTAGACTTTTATGAGGTAGATTGAATGGACGATAGATTTTCAATCGAAAAGAATCACTGGGAAATACAAAATCCAGAATGGGAAAGCTATTCTCATTTCATCTGCACTAAAGACCATTATTGGACTGGTGTACACGGTATCAGCAACTATTTTCTTCAATATAAGAATTTTGGCAGAAGTAAACCAGTCGAACGATTTTCTGTAGAATGGCCGAATTTCGTAGAACACATGTGGTTTATCCATTGGCGTGGCCCATTGGATTATATTTTTGCTTCATATAAATTATCCGAAATCAAACGGTTTTTAGAACTTGATATTGATGCTATTAAAAAGAACCATTGGCCGGATGGCCGCTGCACTTGCTACAGTATTTATGACTACGTGACGAAAAAATGGTACTATTTTAAAATCGAAAATTTGGGAACATTTTATGGATGCACGTGGCCGTTGGGTGATGATACTGGGGAGGTGATTAGTTGTGACTAAACAAATAGGCTATTATAAATCCGACTGGTACATTATGGACATTGATGGAAAATATAATAATGCCTGTATCTCGCATACAGAATCGCAGCTTCGATATACAGTTCCAAGGTCGCCAGAATGGACCATCAATGGATTGGGTTTTGCTTACCTTAGAGAACATGGATTTGAAGATTATCCTGAACTCTATGGTATTGTATTCTATGATATGGAGTGGTGGCGACGAAAACGCTATCCGGGTGACTTTTATGTAGAAATACCAATTTGCGATTTGCGTGCAGATGCCTTTCATTTAAAATGGCGTTGTAAGGAATTTCGTGTACATCAGTGGTCCAACTTGAGGAAAGAAACAAAGTGGGTGAAAGGCAGAAGTAACTACACTATTTGTGAGCTCGCTCATAAATTACCACATGAAGAGTTTATTGAGTATTTGAAAGATAATGGCATCTATATTGTAAACGAAAGTGGTGTTGAACTTGGATGGTAAAGATGTAAAGCTTTCTCTTGGCGAGAAAATCTTGTTATCAATCATTGTTATATTCGCAACTCTCTTCATTGGATATTTTGTATGGGTGATTGGCGACGGTATCTATCGTCATTATAATCCGATTGAGTGGATTGCCACTATTGAAGAACTGGAATCTGGCATCTACGGATATACATCTACTATGGTATCTAATGTCCCAGCAGAAAATTACGAGATGCTCACGGTTCTTTGTAATGGCACTTATATGAATATAAAAGGACATGTAAAAATTGTATACGATAGCAGCACTCCATATATCGAATATAAGTCAACCAATACTGTTAATGCTGACTCTGTAATAATTCATGTTCAAAAAGGACAGATTAAAAACAATGGAGTTAGTGCAGTAACGAGGTGATTTTTATGGAAGAATTAGGGTTTTATAAAGACCAAACAGAATATTATAAAAGATCAATCGAAGATCTACTGCACCATTATACTGATAGCTGTGGCATGTGCACGGTTAATTTAGATTGCAGTGAATGCGTTGTGGATGATTTTATCAATCAGCTACGAAATATTCTGTATAGTAGTAGTGAGTATAAAGGGGAGAACATATGAAGCTGCTTTTACAGTCTAATGGAGGATTTTCTGGATTCTATAGTAGATTTATTTTGATTGATACAGACCTACATAAAATGGTAAAAACGGATGGCCTTATGAAAGATGGTCTAACTGGAATAAAATATATTTGGGACTATATCGATAATGAGAAGATTCCAGATATTGATGATTTTGGTAAATCTCTTTGTCAGGATTTCAATTATGATATTTCATTACTTGAATGTTTTTTACCGACCGCCAAAGTTGTCACTAATGAATCCTTCATAATGGACGACATCAATTATGATGTTTATCTATCATCTGAAAACATTCCGTACAGAAAGTTCAGATTGAATTCTTCATCGTATCTTGAAAATGACGCTCTCAGCGCAGAGCTTAGGAAACTATTTCAGACATTCTTATAAAACTTGGATTCCTTATAGGAGGCTTACAATGATTATTGATTGCAAATCTATCGCACAAGATATCAGAAATAAAATCAAGAATATTATCGCAGAAGATGACTATGCTCCTATTTTACATATTTATCAAGTAGGGGACAACCCTGCATCCAACGCTTATATTCGCGGTAACCTGCGTGACTATGAAGAGGTTGGAATCGAAGCGGAGCTTATCAAGCAGCCAGAAGATATTACGGAGGATGAATTAAATAACAAGATACTGGAAGATTATAATTGGGAAGATGTGGATGGTATTATTGTTCAGCTCCCGCTGCCAAAACATATCGATTCCCAAAATATCTACATTCCAGACGCAGTTGATGTCGATGGTTTTAATATTACATCTCCATTTCAGCCATGTACTCCACTGGGCGTTATGAAGATTTTTGACTCTATCGGTTACGATCTGGATGGCAAGAATGTGCTTGTGTGCGGTCAGTCTGATATTGTTGGTCGCCCACTGGTTGATATGCTGATTAAGCGGCACTGTAATGTGATCTCTGTGAATAGCACGGGTTCCCGCATGAAGGCCACTGCTCTTGGATTTGAAATGGTCGATGTGATTATCTCTGCTGTGGGCAAGCGCAACTTTATCACACCGTTTGGCCTTGATCGGGTTGAGGTCTGTATCGATGTTGGCATCAACTATGACGAAAACGGAAAGCAACACGGCGACTGTGCTGATGATATTTATGCGATGGAAGGTATCAAGGTGACCCCTCGTATCGGCGGAATTGGCCTTATGACACGTGCCATGCTACTTTATAATGTATGTGTGGCAAAGTATGGGGAAGAGAAGATGGAAGAGGTGATTAGATGAAGGAAGTCCCAATTTGGGAAAAGACGACCCTGACGTTAGATGAAGCGGCTGCTTACACGGGGATTGGGGTCTGCAGACTAAGAGCGATTACTGATGATGAAAACTGTCCATTGGTACTTTGGGTGGGGAATAAACGTCTTATCAAACGTAAGGCTCTCGAAAAATATATAGATCAAACGTATTCTGTTTGAAATATAGGCTCTGATGTGGTATACTCATGGTGTCACATCAGAGCTTCTTATATAACGTAAGGAGTTCCGCATCATGATAAGACGTAAAGATAATAATGGCAAAGTTTTAAAAGACGGCGAGAGCCAGAGAAAGGATGGAAGATACCAATATAGATGGACAAACAAACTTGGAAAACGCTCAATAATATACGCCACTTCACTTAAAGAATTGAGAGAAAAAGAAGCTGAAATCCAAGAAAAACTTAATTTGGGTATAACGTCTACTTCAAAAATCACAGTGTACCAATTAGCAAAAAGACATCTCGAAGAAACAAAACTCACTATTAGGCTAAGCAGCTATAAAACAAAATCGCAGAATTTGAAAATCTTTCAGAATCACCTAATTGGGGAAATGAATGCAACTGATATTTTAGTGCGCGATGTAAAACAATTTGCACGAGAATTGGATAACGAAGGATATTGTTATACAACAATCAGAGATGTCATGTCTTTAGCTAGACCGGCATTTCAAGAAATGTTTGATGAGAATATAATTCCTAGAAATCCATTCGTTTTTAAATTAAATACAGTTGTCAAATGTGACTCAAAAGAAAAAGAAATATTAACAGAAGAGCAGTATCAAAATCTGATCAAGTTCATGAAATCTAGTCGAGTATATAAAAGGCATGTTGGCATGGTGATGCTTTTGCACGAGACAGGACTTCGAGCAGGAGAATTATGCGGGCTAACAAAAAAGTCATTTGATTTTGATAACAACACTGTTACTATATCTCATCAGATGGTGTACGATGGAAAGAGCGGCGGGCTGTATTTAGCACCTACAAAAACAGAAAGTGGGATAAGGACTATCCCATTATCTAAAGACGCCATCATTGCTTTTGAAGAAGCGGTAAAACAACGTCCGATTGTAAAAGCAGAGAGAATAATAGATGGGCAAGCCGACTTCTTGTTTATAGCAAAAACTGGAAGGCCCTATACGAATAAAAACCTTGTTAGAATTTTTGAAGGACTAATCAAAGCCTATAATAGTTGCCATGATGAACCATTGCCTGAAGTCACTGCCCATAGTATGCGCCACGAATATTGTACACGGCTTGTCAAAGCCAAGATGGATGTTAAATCGGTTCAATACCTCATGGGACATTCGTCGCCCGATATAACCTTGAAAGTGTATACTCATATCTTAAAAGAAGAGACCGAAGCAGAGGCAATCAAACAGTTTAATAGGATTGTTTCCTAATTATTTGACACCAATTTTGACACCAAATCTTCAAAAGATATATAGACTTACAGAGATTTGCATAGAGTCCATTTTGGAATGGCAAAAAACGACTTCGGAATAATGTCGCAATATCGATAAATATAGACTTATAGAGATTTGCATAGACCATCTTGAAAAAAAGTAGAAAGTAAGGTATAATATACCTAATTTTGAAACTCACACAGATAAGCAGGAGGTCTTACCATGGCTTCAAAGAGTACCAAAGGAG